AGATGCTGTTTTTCCTTTTAAGTTTATATCTACGATAACTGGTTGTCTTTTGCCATCTAGTTTTCGGACTACTCTACCTATAAGCTGTGTAAGTAATGGTTCATTATTAACTGGTGTACCTAGTACTAAACAACTTAATTCATTTAATGATATACCTTCTGAAAATATAGATTGTGTTCCAAATAAAATATTTTTACTTGTTCTTACTTCTTGCATAGCTTCTTCTCTTTCTTCAAAATTCATATCGCCTGTTATTGATACTGCCTTATCTCCTACTAGATTAGCACATCTCTTTAAAAAATGTACTCTATCGGAAACAACCAATACCTTATGTCCTTCTGCAGCATACTTTGCCGCTATCATACTCACACTATGGACATATTCTTCGTTGTGAGTAAGGTCGTTGATTCGTTCTGCCCAAGGCGTAAACGAACCATCTATAAATCTTATATCTGTTTTATAAATATCTATTTTAGGTATTAGATAATTTTCTTTTGGCGGTTTAAATACATTATGTCCAAAGTAATCTCTAAACACTACATGTCTTCCATCTTTTCGTTCTAGTGTTCCTGTCAGTCCTACTTTAAATCTAGCAGGCATTTCGTCTACTATACGCGTAAAAGTTGGACTTGATACATGATGCATCTCGTCTAAAATAACTGTTCCGAATACTTCTTTTATATCGTCTACTCGTCTGTATAATGACTGTATATTGCCAATTACTATAGGAGGCTCTACATTGAATTTACCACCACCAATTACTCCTGCGTCAATTCCAAATACTTTTTTTACTTCTTTTTCCCACTGCGCTCTTAATGTAGTTGTATGAGTAACAACTAATGTTTTCTGACCAAGTTTTGCTGCGATAGCCAAACCTGTAAAAGTCTTTCCCCAACTTACCCAAGCGTTAATTATAGCACAGTCATCTACTTCGTCATAAACTGCTTTTTGGCTTGGTCGTAAATCAAACTTAAACTTAGGAAAGTCTGCTTCCACACTAATCCTCTTATCGAAAACTTCGTAATCATCTGGGATTAAATCTAATCTTCCGACAGGAATAGAGATTAAACCTTTTCTAATATACCTAATTGTTTTGAGCACCATAGGTGGGTCTTGTGGCATACGAGGAGGTAAAGTATAAGTCAACTCTTTTTCTATTTTATTGAACACATCAGGTGTACCCATTATCTGTATTCTATTTTTTATTACTGCTTTCAAAAGAATGTCCTAAGTATTTCCCAACATTCTTTTTCGGACTTTTTAAAGTCTTGTAAAGGACAAACAAATGGCTTATCTTTTCTCTTTATTGTCAAGTTATTTTTTGTTTCCTTTTCAAGTATGTGTAGTCTTGTTATTGTTTTTTCAGGACACACAACTCTATGAAAGGTATGTGCTTCGCTAATATACCATGCACCTGCTGGAAGTGAATATTTCCCATCTAGTCGTATTTTTATATTTTCTTCAGTTACGCTCGGTTCAAACTCTGGATGTATACAGTTGGTTTCTACTATCTGTAGTAGACTGTTTTCTGACTTCTGCCACTTACATACTTCATTGATTAGTCGCCCTCTTACTATTTGGGACTCAAATTTAATCCTATGAGTATGAAAATCATTTACTTCAACAGGTGTAAGGTCAGGGCAATAGAAGTTCCATCTAATTTGCTTGTTAGATTCATGTAGGAATATAAAGCCTAATCCACTGTAGGTAGGTTTGGCTCCCCAAGATTTTAACTCATCTATCATTTATTCTGTTCCTTAGTTGTGTTGTTGAGAAAGAATGTGCTCTACTAGTATAGTATACTTCATGCAATCCTTTTCCTGTAAAATGTTTATCTGTCCAATCTTCCCCTACAAACCGAAGTTGTATTTGGGTAGCTTCTAACAAATCAAGTAAACTTTGTTCTGTATCATAAGGTATAATCTCATCAATATATTTAACTGCTCTAAGTTGTATATACCTTTCATATACAGACTGTACAGGCTGATTCTTGTCTTGCCTATCTATGCTTGGGTCTGTTTGTAATCCTACTATTAAATGCTCACAGTTTTCTTTAGCTTCTTTTAGCATTACTATATGTCCTGCGTGTAATAAATCAAATGCTCCACATGTAAAACCTATCATAATACTGTTAGATACTCCAAATCTTCTCTTGCCCATTGTTTTGTCATAGGCTCATAGTTGTTATTCCAAGGACTAGACCAACCTACTTTTGTTTTTCTTTCTCTAACATGTTTTGGTAACATATCTCCAAATACTTCTCTAAGTAAATATTTATATGTTCCTGGGTGCCAACCTGCCTGTTGTTTAAACTTGATTGCGCCACTAAAAGAGTATATGTACTGTACATAGTTTTGTCCTAAAAATACAGGTCTTGATTCCATTCCAAACATTCCACAAGTCTGGTCAGTTGCTAATATGTTTTGCTCAGATGTAGACAGTAAATCAAATAGTAATCCATTGTTAAAACTGTCTGTTTTAGAAAAAATTTCATTTGGAAACCATCCCATTCTTTTACACCTTTCTATTGTTTCTTTATCCCAGTTGGGGTCTAGTATTCTTTTGGAATGGTGTTTATATCCTGTGTATAGTTCGTCAGCACTATCTCCTGTAATTACAACTTTACAACCATCTTTACTAGCTGCTTGGGCTAGTAGGTATCTGGGGGCTTGTCTATTCCTGTCAACCCAAGGAAAGTGAGTGTTTGCTATCCATTTTCTTGATAGATGTGCCATATCTTGTTGTTTTAGTACAATAATTTTGTATGGAATTCCCCACTCTTTACACGTTTTTTCTGCCATTATTCCTTCACCTCTGAAACCGTCATGATTATGATGCTCCGCTTTAGTGTTATCATATTGACAAATATATGCTGTTAAGTCTAATCCCATGTCTTTTATACAAGATAAGGCAAATGTACTATCTAACCCACCACTAAGAAATATTGCAGTCTTCTGTTTATTATTAGCAATTTTTCTTATTGACTCTACTGTTCTTTTTCTAAACTCTTGTTTATCAAGCTTCCCTGACCTTACTTGATAATTTCTCCATAGATTACGTTGGACAGTTATACCAGTTTCTAAGTTATGTTCTATGACTTGTCCTGGACCTACCTTATGAATATGCTTATAAGGACAAGTATTTCCAACCCATAAAGGATTAAAAATAAACTGTTTATCCATACTATCATCTTTAGTTTTGTTTATAAAACTTCTAAGACTTGTAGAGGCTGCAAAAGCTTTCCCCCTTTTGTAATACCATAATGGTTTTGCACCAAATTGATCTCTAATCAAAGTTACTTTCTTTTCTTTAGGTTGATATATTGCTATAGACCCATGCCAATTTGTAAATTCTAAAAAGCTTAGACCATACATATCATATCCATTAGCTAAAAACTTTGTATCATTGGGTTGTGTCGTGTCATACATTTCTCCATTAAATACAATTATGTGTCCTTTTCTAGTTTTATATGGTTGTTTTTGATTCTGCCCACTAATATCTAATAAAGCATGTCCAAGAGTTAAAGTGTTATCAGACCAGAAATCCATACCATCAGGTCCACGGAACTCTTGTCGTTGTAGCATTGTTACTGCCATATGTTTATTTTGTGTTACTATAAATCCGCACATTATATTTCTCTATATTCTCCTCTTGTAAATACACTCATATCTTTTTGTATAGGATGACAGTCAAATGCCAAACTAATTCTTTCTTTTTTACTTCTATTTGGTTTTACTTCATGAAATAAATGACAACCAAACCATTGTAAGTCTCCAGGAGTACTAGGAACATTGCCTATCCAATCATAGTCAGTACCTATACTGGTGTCTCCTGCTATAAATAAATTACCACATTTAAAATTTCCTGAAAGTTCTCTTGAATGTTTATGTCTTGGAACTCCTTCTCCTTGTCGTAAAACATTAGCCCAGCATTGTACTACATGAGTACTCTTTAATATTGTTTGTAATTTAGGTATTAAAAATTCAAAATCATCTAACCAGTTATAACAAGAATACTTACTAGTTAAACCTTTAAATGGAGTTGGCCATTTCGTAGGAATACCTAATACATATGCTTCTTTTACCAATACTGTTTGTTCTATTTCTTTTACTTCTTCAGGAGTAATCCAGTCGCTATGTGTAATCATTTTAACCACATCACAAAACTTAATTTTCTTCCACTCACTAAGTCAGAAACTCTATGTACCCAGCTTCCACTATATAATATTGCATCTCCTCTATTTAATTCTAAATCAGGTAGATTTCTCATTTGAAAGTCTGCGCCCTCATATTCCCACTCGTTTGATAAATTAATAGATACAGACACAGTAGAAATATTAGGTTCTGCATGCCACTCTAGTCCTTGTTTTGGTTTATCATAACACATAATATGAGCATACTGTCCAAACTTAAATGTTAATGAATTAGGTTCTAGTTCAAACTTTTCTTCTGCTAATTTTTTCAGAGGTCGAAGATGTTTAGTCATACTGCGTATAGTCCAGTAAGTTCTATTTACAGCATGATGCTTTTTATTTTTAGTTTTTAGTCCAACTTGTAAAGTAGGATTTGAGTCAAGTACTCTAGTAAGTGCAATGTAATCATCACATTCATCTGCTGATAAGTAATTTCTTATAACAAAATACTTATTCTTCATGAGGTTCTTCTTCTATGGTATACCAATCTGTTATAGTTTCTAAGTCTATATCGTCCCATCTTTGAAACTCAATGTCATAGGCTAAACACTTATCCATTTGCGCTGCCTTCTGATTGAAAGATAATCCATTACCACTAGGAATAAAATAAGGGCAACATGTCATTTCCCTTTCTTTTTGACCTCCACTATTTAAACTAGTGTACTCTACATAACAAATGTGAGTTTCTAGTGCAATCATTAATTGTTGTGCGTCATCTCTATCCATATATTTTTCCTTTTTATTACCAAAGATATTGTCCCAATTATCTCTGTAAGCTTGTTCATTTGATTTTCTTCTCTTTGAACCTTTTCCACCGTGCCATTGATTCATCCAAAGGCAACCTTTAATAATCCTATAGCAAGTATCATAAGTCCTGCTACATTTAATACTATAATGGCTCTATCTTTCCATAGCAATCCTACTAAAGTCCATCCGAGAACACCTATAAAAGATAATACTAAGTCTGCTATAGGAACTACTCCTGCTGCTCTAATTGACATTGCACATAAAATAAATATGGAAGATGTCCACTTTATCCACCATGCGTAGTTTTCTCTTTTCTTTTGTCTTGCTTCTTTACCTATATGCTTCATCTTTTCCACGATATTTGTGAGTTAGTATCTATAGCGAACTGTACTCCTTGTATGTAATCTTTATCTTCTTCAGATAGTACAGGCCAAAACTTACTAATAGTTAGAGAGTGCTCATATACTACTTCAGGTCTAGCTAAATGGTAATCTTGTTCCATCCAATCCTGTAGTATATCCATTCTCTGATTAATTTTTGTTCGTAAGTTCACACCTTTCTCCAACTATCTTTTTTCTGTTCTTCACAATATTCCCACACTTTCCAAGGAAAGCCTGATAAATGTAATACTCCTGCCCATGTGCATTCAGCTGGTGGTGGTCTTTTCTCTATAAAAGGAAAAGGAACTCCAGTCAACCATATTACAGTTGCTATCTCTTTTAATTCTCTTTTTCTAATCTTATGATACATAAGTTTAGCTGTTCTATTTTTTTCTTTAACAATGATTTTTCCTTTACTATCTATAAAGGTTGTTCCTCTATGCTTTAACATACTGATTTCATCTTCAATCATATATCTTAAAGGATAGATACTTTTCATCGGAGTTTGTATTCTTCTCATTCCTAGACTTTCTCCTTGCATATTCTTGTCATCTAACACTTGGTCATCTAGCCAAAGTATACCATCTAGTTCTTCTACATTATCACTATGAATTACATAAATCGGGAATTGAACTTGTTGCATATTTCCTCGTAGCTTCTATCGAATATAGATATTTTAAATAGTATTCGTTCTTTGTCATTATTCTGTACCATATGTTCTTCCTGCGTATTTATTAGTGCAGATTTATATACGTAAGCGAGTTTAGCACCTTCTTGTCCATTGGAGTATCGTATAGATGCTTTGTTACCATTTATTACCCAATTAAATGCACACTTTGTGCCCCAGTCTTTATGCCAACCAATAGTAGTATTAGGAGCAATAAATACAAACTTCATATTATACTTACAGTTTAAATTTAAACCTTTCTCACCTACCATTACATCTAGCTCGGGATAGCTTATATGTGCGTACTTGTAGCCTTCAACTTTTTCTTCCTTTCTTCCATGATGATAGAACTGTAGTCTTTCACACTTTGAAGCTTTATCCAATAACCAGTCTTTATCTACATCAAACTCTATATGATTACAAGGAACGTTACTATCTAATTGTGATGCCATATCTTTCCTTAAAATCTATGTTATCATTTACACACACCCAGTTAGGTCTGCCTGCATCATCTAAGTAAGGCTCATCTGTAACACATCTATATCCACATTTATTTATCATGTGCTGTATATATCCTTCGTTCATAACTTCCGCCATCATGTAAGGCTTTCCTGTATACTTCATTGCAGCTGCAACAGTTTGTGGTTGCTCTACTCTCCAATCTCTATAACCTGGCAACCAAGCTTGTCTGCGCCATGCAGGATAGTTATATACTGTACCATCACTACCTGTAAAACTTTTATTAGTACAGAACTGTGTCTGCCCTACCATAGACTGTGGATGCATGCCTAGACTTGTATCATAGTACATAGTATACCAACCATTTTGGTCATAGTGTGCTTCTAAGTCTTGATAACAAGTTTTATTTTGTACTATAAATCCATCAATTCGTAACTGTATAATTCTATATAATTCTTGTATTGTTAACTCGTGCCACTCTTTACTTACGCATATTATAGCCATAATCTAATCCCTCCTGTATTTTTAATTTGGCTTGTTTTGCCACTCTAAGTGCTGAACTCCATTCGGTACACTTACCGCATTGTCCGCATTGTCTGTAATTGTTTTCTTCTTTAATAGGAGATACACAAGTCCAAACTTTCTTTACAAGTTCTGGATGCTTATTCATCATTATTCCTATAATCTCTGATTTTTGTAAGTACTCAAATGGAAATAACATTATAGGCACATTTAAAAATGAATTCCATAATATTCCGTGCATGTCATACTGCATGCTCCACCTACTTGTAATTATTCTCTGTAGGTATCGTATCTGTACTCTTTGTTGCATACTATCTTCTGCGTTTCCACCATTTATAATATACTTAAATCTAATACTAGGATTTCCTAGAACTAGTTTTATTGCCTGTGCGAAGGAGTAGTCAGTAGGTGGTATACTTGTATTTTCCATAGGCATATCATTATAAGCAGCCTTGAATGGTAAATCAAAATACTCTGCTATATCTTCACAGGCTCTTGTCATTCCTTTTACAGCAGGATTATTTCTGTCTACAACATCTGTAAATAAAAAAGGTTTATAACCTTGACCAACTGCCCAGGCAACAGCGGCTGCAGTTTCAATACCACCACCACATGCTACTATGCTATCAATATCCGAATTCTTCAAAGTCTCTTTCATAATAATCTCTAACTAACATACTGTTATGTGCTGTCCAAGGTGTTTTATACTCTTTTTCACTTACATTATGTTTACCTGGGTTTATTCCCAGTCTTTTCCAAATTGTTCCTTCTTCTAACTTGTGTACTTCTACTTCAGGTCTGATATAGCTGTATTGATGTTTAAATAAAATACTTGCATCAAATCCTGGATTTACAATATGCAAGTGCTGTATGTACTGATGACCTGCGTCTAAAGAGGCTGACCAGTTTCCTGTATATAAACTTTCAATAGCACGAGGAACCCATTCTACAAATGGAGTATCTATCAATTCTATACTAGATAAGTGTTTGTATGCACTAGCAAATCTATGATGAGGATTTCTTACTTGCGTTATCATATCATATTCTCTATACACAGGATAGTATTGGTCTGCATCTGCATGCATGTTATGAAGTATTTGTCTATCCCCTTTTCTTCCTATAGCTCTATCGAATTGTACTTCTAATCCAGTTCTCCAAGTTTTCCCAAAAAAGTTTCTTATCTTTCTACTCATCAAATATTGTGAGGTAACACTTGTTCCACCACATTTAGGAATATGTATAAAACATATCTGTAAGTCCTCAAATACCATATAGTTTCTCGAACTTACCTAAACTGTAGTCATCAGCAACATCAAAGTCACATCCAACTGGAGCTCCTGGTATCATAAGTCCTCTATCTTTTTGTATAACTTCTTTCAGTTTAGCACTATATTCTTCTACTATTTCTTCTTTTACTTCTGCTAGAACTGAATCGTGAACGAGTGCAAATATCTTGGCGTCCATGCCTGTAGCAACAATATGTTTCTGCATATCAATCGCACCTAATAAATTAATATCACTAGACACAGATTGAACGAGAGCATTTACACCACTACGAACTTCGTGTGATGCAATACCTTTATCTTTACTAAAGACATTCGGTAATCTTCTCTTTCTTCCGAAGTGAGAATATACATATCCATTTGCTTGAATAAATTTCTGAGTATTGTCTAACCACTCTTTGAGTTTAGGAAATGCCTCGAAGTAATCATCAATAACTTCTTTCGCTTGAAGTGGTGAAAAGTATTCTCCACTATCCTTCGTGACCTGCTCACTAATCTTTTTCGGGCCTGCTCCATACATAATACCAAAGGTAACGGCTTTTGCCTGTTGTCTTTTGGCAGGATAAAACTCTGCAACTTCTTCTACCTCTCCTGGTAGTCTGAATACTTGTTTAGCAATCGTACTGTGGAAATTACCACCTGACTTAAATACATTCTGTAGTCCTCTATCCTTTGCAAGTATCGCAGCACAATATACTTCTGCTGTTGTTAAATCCATTGCAACTATCTTATATCCTGCTTTAGCTTTGATACAACCTTTTACAGTCGGATTGTCTCTTGGAAGTTGTTGCATATTTAGTTTACCACTAGATGATAGCCTTCCGCTCGTAGTTCCGTGTAGGTTAAAGTTTGTACGAAGCCTTGAATCTCTATCAAGGTTAGGTATAATTTTATCAAGATAGGTAGATTTAATCTTAACTTTTTGTCTTATTTCAAGAATATGTTTAGGTACTTCATGTTCCTCTGCGAGTTGTCCGAGAACTTCCGCGTCTGTGCTGTGGGCTCCTGTACCTGTTTTCTTCCCCGTTGGGGTCAGATTTAAATAGTCAAATAATAACTCTCTAAGTTGTACTGTAGAGTTAGGATTGAAGTCAGAACCTTTAGCTTTCTCATAAGCTTTTACTTCTGGAAACTTGTATAGTTCTGCAACTGCCTTGTTAATATCTTCATTCATTCTCTTTTGCCCAAACTCTAGTCTAGTCTTATCAAAAGGTACGCCGTTAGACTCTGCATCTTTAAGGAATCTTACTCCTTCGATGAGTAGATTCTTATACACCCAATACAGTTTATCATTACTTTTAAGAGGAGCTTCAAACTTCTCAAACAATAATAAAGTAACTACTGCATCCATTGCTGCATATGTTTTCATTACTTCAAATGGTATCAAATCATAACTGAAATCTCCTTTGAGTATTCCATGAGTCTTACAATAACTTTCTCTCCACTGGTCTAGCTCTTGTTCATAATCTCCGTATGGTGTGTGTTTGATTGCTAACTGTTTAAGTCCATGTTTTCCTGGTTGTTCATCAAACATATAATGCATTAGCATTGTATCTTCAAATCTTGGGAACTTAAAGTTGAAATGATACTCAAACCATTGTAAATCGAACTTACTATTATGAAATACTATTCTTTTAGTATCAAATATCTTTTGCATGAGAGCTTCAGCTTCTTCGTCAATTGCCTCGCAGTCAACATAAACTCCATGGTCAGCTTCATAAGACATAGAGAATCCTAGCATATAGCCATCTCTACAGTATAAAGCAGAAGTCTCACTATCTAGTGCGACATAATCTTTCTTATCTGCTAGTGCTTTATTAAGATAAATCATTAGGTCACTTGTTTCTGTGATTCCATAACACTTATCCTCATCTAGCCTCTCTTGTTTAAGTTCTCCGCTTACGTATTTCGATATACTCTCGACTGCACGCTCGAACTCTGTCTTTGCTTCTGGTTTGAACTTAATCATTGCAGGATTAATTAAACCTAAAAACTTAGAATCGCAAACTTTTCCATTGAACTCTGTTACTGATGTCTTTTTTGTATACATTTTGAAAGCTTCTGAACCTACAAGAATGAGCCATTCGTACGCATCAGTATCGATTTCTATATCCACATCTTTTTTCAAGACTTTTTTGATACTGGAATTTGAGCATAGAGCAAATCGGTCTACCTCAAAATCAAAGTATCTATCCCAGTTGGTAGACGACATCTTTGTCTCTATTATTGCTACTGCCATTGTTTTAATTCCTCTAAAATTTGTTGTTTTGCGTCAGGAGTGAAGCACTCTGTTGAGCCATTGCCTACTAGTAATTCAGGTTCTGTTGCAAACTCTTTGTTGTTTTTAATAATTTGTTGTTCTATATAGTGGGCATGTCCCCAGCCTATGTTGTTTATTGTTAGTATTGTATCAAATTCATGCTCAGGAAATCGTTTCTCTGGAGTCTTGACAGTAATACCTATCTTTATAAATTCGCCAAAATCTAAAAAGTATAATGTTGAATCTTCTTTTCTTGCACAGGCTAAACAACCTATGTCTTTATCTGTCCACGCATGAAAATGATGAGTGAACTCATGTCCTACAGGGCATACTACTTTTATAGTATCTTTAGCATCTGTAGGTTCTTTTAATACTGTCCAAGATTTATGTATATCTGCTCTTGAATATTCAGTCTGACGATGATTAACCATTCTCTTAGCTTCGGTTTGCATATCGCACTGCTTGTAGTTTCTGTAAAAACCTTCTACATCATATAACTTTCTTTGTATCTCAAACCATTCATCTTGTAGTATAGGAGTTTTATCTTCTATGTGTGTTTTCTTATACTCAAATAGTATTGCCTTAGCTAGTGGATGCCATCTCTTTCCACCTTTCTCCCACAGGGACGGCTTATGAAAAGTCAGATTGTATTTCTGTTTAGCTTTTCTAATTGATACTGGCGTTCTTCCTAATGTATCTGAGCAGAACTCTACATCCCACTCTTGTTCTTCACAAAAAGTATAATCATACTCAGTCCACAATTCATTTGTAGACCTGTTAGTAGCACAATTTTTATAGTTATTCGCCATATAATTTCTTCTTAAGTCTCTCTATCTGGTCACGATTTAAGTTACCAGGATCTGTATTTAGTGGTAAAGTTACTATCCTTGCTGACATATCTAGCTTCTCAGCTAAACCTTTGGCAGCTTCTGCAGCTCTGCTTCCTGCTTCGTCTCCATCAAACATGATGTCAACTCCCTGTACTCCCTGCATTTTTAATAAAGATAGCTTTACCCAATTCACTTGTTGCGTTCCAAAACAGCAAACAGTATTCTTTAGACCTTTGTCCCATAAGTTGAGGGCATCGAATATGCCTTCTACTAGAATAACTCTGTTTTGAATTGGTTTCACCTTGGCAGGACAAAAGGGCATTTCTGCCCCGCCAGGATAGATATAGTACTTCGATTGTCCCATACCTGCTTCACTGATTAATCTTCCGATTAAGGCAACAGTTTTTCCTGTGATGTTACGGATTGGAAAGACAATTCTGCCTTCAAACTTAGGAGTGTTCCAAGTGAACGCATCCCATATCTGTAGAGTTTCCTCTGAGATATTTCTTAGCGGTCCACCTGCCCATCTTATTCTCTCCTTAGGTAATTGAATACCTACTGTTTGAGACTTGACTTTCGTAATTCCTTCACGAATACGATGGAGCCTTACTTCTAAAGGGCTAGAAGGTGCTCCATAGTATGTAAACAAATTTCCTTTAAAACCACAGGAAAAACAGTTGAATACGCCAGTAACTCTATCCACTCTCATACTTGGATTAGAGTCGTCATGTTCTGGGTTAAGGCATTTAACTTTAGCGTCTTTACCACTAAGTTGATAATGTATTCCTTTTTCCTGTAAAAGTTCTTCTGCTGTCATAATTATATATATTATATCAAATTTTTAACCCCGTGTCAAGGATTATTTTTGTTATGTGACTTATTATTTCCACTTATTGTCATCTTTGTTATGTTTCCATTTTAGTTTGTCACCAATGCGTTCGAACTCTCTCATATCCATACCACTTGGGTCAACCTCATGTTCGTAGTACCTAGACTTCCAAACTAGTTCTGCCATCTGGAACCAGACTGCTATTGATTTGTCTCTAAAATCTGTGTCTCCCCATAGGTAATATAAAAGCCACCACTCCTGATCGAAGCGGCAGACTCTTATTTCTTGGTTGTGTATCTCTGGAAGGTCCAGTGCGGCTCTCATTCGTTGAGAGCCAGCAATGGGGTACCAGTTGGGCATGCATAGGATGGGAGATTTGATCCCATGCTGCCTCAAGCTGTCTATTAAAGGTTCGTTAGGCGGAACATTTGCTATGTTCTCTTTTACTTTTTCTTGCTCTAACATCCAACCTATTGTTTTTACATACCACGTATGTGGTGGTAACGGTATTAGTTCAGCAGTTTCTCTACTTACTCTATCATCCGCCATCGTTCATCTCCTTGTATCTTTGTGTCCATTCATCTTCATAGATTAATCTAAATTCTTCTAGTGAAGGAATTGGTACATGTTCTAGTTTACTTACTTCTCTTATATGTCTAGTGTAAGCTATTAGTAATTGGTCTTCTGTGTATAGTATCATTTTGTTACCAAGGTACGTCGTCTACCTTTTCTCCTGTTCCCATGGTTTCTTTCAGCTCAGCTTTCTCGTCTGGGTCTAACGCAGTGTGAGGTCCAACCTTTAGTGTGCTCCAATTCATCTCACTCGTAAAGCCTGCAACTTTTGCATTTCTTCTTTTCTTACAAGAGAACTTCATTACATCCGACTGGTCAAAATGGTCAATACTATAAAAGGCATCTACAGCATTATCGACATTGGTTGAGAATTTAGCAGAACCGTCTGCTTTCGTTTGAATCGCTGTAACAGTAGTCGTGTCATACTCCTGTGCCAACTGTTTAAAATATTTAGATATTTCTATCTGTTCTGTCCAGTCATACTGACCTGCCTTCTGATTATTGCTTCTTTTTACTTGGTTGAGATAATCAATAATAATTACACCTGGATTATGTAACTTAGCTAGATTCTGTCTCACAACACTAGCAATTTTTGCTGTGGTGAGAGCTGGGTCGTAATAAATTTCTATTTGTGGTTTACTGTAGTCAATTTTATTTCTGACTAACTCTTTATGGAACTCTTTGAAGTTAGCTTTCTCTAAGTTATCATACTTAGATAATACTTCTTCTCCTTCGATAAATCTACCTGCCCACCATTCTCCTACTTTGTTCCATTCATGTGGTTCCAGATTCTGATGTATCAATCTGTTAGCATCTACTTCGGTTTCGATTGCTACTATTCTTTGTAGAATATCTTTACTGTTCATTTCTATTGTGAAATACAAAGCACTACGACCTTGTTTTCTTACTGTACTTGCAATATTACAACATACTAAAGACTTACCACCACCTGATGTAGCACCCAGCATGATAAGTTCGTCTGACTTGAACGAATACTCTAAATCAAAGTCTTGATTCAATCCTAGACTTATTCGTTTCTTATATGTTTCATCATCATCAAACAATTCAATAGTTTCCATACTCTCGTTTGCATCTTGAGTATCTACTTTATCTTCTACAGACACGACTATTTCTTGAAGTAAATCAATGTTTTCTCTTGCGTCTGATATTGCGATTTGGTTATCTATGTATGACTCGATTGAGCCTAAGATTTCTGATTGGGTAAATTGGTTCTTGAGATAGTCTAGCAATAAGTCTGCCTCGACATCTGTTTCCACAGTTTCGATAGCGTATATTTTCTCTTGTAATTCTGCAGAACGAACTTCTAGTTTTAGTTCTTCAAATGTTGGTAGATTTTTATATTTAGCTACATGCTTATCTACAATATTCCATAACTTTCGGTACTCTCCTTCAGGTAGGTAATGTTGTTTTAAGCCGTTCCAAGTATCAAAATCGCCAAGCGACAAGATTTGCTTCAGTAATGCACTTTCTAGTGTCAAATTGAATCTCCCAAGACAATTTAGTGGTTAAAAGATACGAAAGGCTCCGTAGAGCCTCTCGCGAAGGTGAAAAGGTTAGATTAACCTATTTCTTTTTTAGCTGCGCCATTGTAGTCGCTGCATTGTAGACCTCTTCTAGTAAGCATTGTTTTCACGCCTCTTACTGTTTTGCCGATTGTGTCAGCAATAGCATCTACAGTCATACCGTCGATGTCTAGGTCTGCTAAAGGATCAGCTTTGCTTGAACCTTTAGTTTCTTTTTGCTTAGGAATCGCGTTGATTTCCCCAGCTCTAAGAAGTGATAAAGCTTTTCCTCTGATAGAGTTCACACTTCTACCTAGGCCTTCAGCTATATCTTCAATGAAAGCTCCGTCGTTTACCATTGAAACGAATTGGCTTTCTTCTTCCTCGTTGTAAGACTTAACAGTCTCAACTTTAGGAGCAGGCTTAACATGTTCTGTTAACTGCATAGAAAGAATTTTACCTTGAATTGACTTAGCACTAAAGTGTCCGCCTTCAAAGTTTGCAGCGATATCTGCATATGTGTATGAGCCAGAGTTATCTGTCACGAAGTTACTTAAAGTAGCTTCTTGCTCATCTGAGAAAGACTTAGTTGCTGAAGCTGAAGCTAGTTCAACATCAAAACCCATCTTTCTTAATTTAGAACTTACAGACCTAACTGAAGTTTCTAGTTGTTCTGCAGCAGAAGCTACAGTTGCCTGTGATACAGGGCTTTCGTCACCGACAAAAGAAGTCAATTCTGAAGTTCTTTCGTCTGTCCATTTTGGTAATGCCATTTTATTAATCCTCTAATAAATGTTTTAGGTTAGTTATAATATTAACACCTCGGTCACGAGCTGTCTGTGTTTTTGCTGACTCGACTCCAGACTCATTAACCAGATGGGTCACGTCTTTTGTCAGACTTGATTTTACGACAAATCCATATTGACTAAGCACTTGCTCTGCATGAGCTTTAGTTTTGTAACTTTTAAGTCTACCACTAATACATACAACTCCTGAAACCTTTGTTTTTTCTAATATTTTATTTGTCCATTTGAAAGGTAGTGTGTTGTTGTAATCGTCTAGGTAGTATTCAGTTTCTAACCAGTTAATTAGATTAGTAGTTGCTTTCGGTCCGATGCCCGCTTCTGCACAAGTCTTCTCGCTTATATCTTCAATATGAGATATACTATTGCATAATTTTTGAGAAGCTGATCGCCCGATAAGCGGAATCGAGAACGCTGGTAATAATTTAACCAACGGTAACGATTCAGAATTACGAATCTCTGTAAAGAGTTTCTCTCCTAATCTAACTGAACCTAGTCTTGACTGTAAATCCTCTACAGTTAATTCATATAATTCAGCGTAGTCTTGGATGTTTAGCTTAGTTACAGCTGCAGGTCCAAGTCCTTTTATCTTTAGTGTGGAAGCGAAGTTAACCACTTTCTTGTCCCACTGTGATGCGCAAAGGTCGTTTTTACAGAATAACTGGTCATTAACGAACTCTAAGACACTGTCACACGAAGGGCAGTTAGTCGGTGGTATAATTTGTTTCACTTACGGTTTCCTTTCTAAATATATAATATATTATACAAAAAGTTTGGGCATCTGTCAAGAACTATTTTTTGTTTGGTACACCCAAACTTCACTTCATAGTATCGATCAGTCCTCATAGATATGAGTATCTTCAATATACTTTCCCTTATTTCGGTAATGAAACCATAATGCTTTAATTTTTTTAACTAAAGACTTTATCCAATTTTTTATCATATATATCCTTTATAATTCTATCTGCCATTAACCTATTTCCTTCCTCTAGTGGATGGTCTTTTGGTCCAAATGGCACCTTGTGTCTTTTGCACATATCATAGAAAGCTTCTTCTTTCATGTGCGGTAATTCTCTATACCAATCGTTTAACTTCATAGTATTTTGTGTCCATGTTACATTAGCACCTTCTTCATGTGGGTCATCTATATGTTTTAGTGCTGGTTTTATTTGTCCATCGCTTAAGTTATAAAATAAATATGGTATTCCGTGTGCTTTAAGTATGTACTTTACTGATAACATGTATTGCATACTCCATCTTAAGTTATATACTGGGTACCTAACATTCCTACCATAGTTTTCTACTCCTGCATGCATTTTTCTATCCATGTCTGGGTGAAAGAACATTCGTGAATTATGACTAAGTTTAAATGGAAACTGCGGCTCCATTCTGTGGTGCATCCATGCGGCTTGTCTCCAAGTATTAGTAGTTGGATTTACATACTCAAATCTATTTATTCCAGACCATACTATAATAGCTAACTTTATCTTAAGATTTTCTTTTTTAACAGTCAAAGGTGATTTTAGCTGCACCTCTCCTGCTAAGCCTTTCTCTGAGCAGACATCATCTATAACTACTCTTGCTATTCTATCATTACTTCCACCTACTTTAGAATGTCTTAACCAAGGCTGTTCAAAGTGTGCAGATACTATTGCAGGGAACTGGTTTTGTCTTTTGTTTATTTCCATTCCCTGTACAAAGCTACATCCATTCCAATAAATCAAAATACTTTTACTCCATACTTCTTTTCAAACTCTAATGCTTGTTCCCAATTATTTACCATTGGTTGTCCTTTAATATTTAAACTTGTGTTTAATAACATCGGCACTTTAGTAACTTCGTAGTACTGTTCTAGTATGGGTCGGAGTGCTGACTTACTATTTGCTTTAACAACCTGTACTCTCGCTGTTCCATCACAATGTGTGACTGAAGCGTAGTCATGTTTTGCTTTCGCCACGAACTGCATATACTCATTAGTATATCCTTCAAAATATTCATCTACAAACTCCTCCAAAATCGCTGGTGCGAAAGGACGAAACTTTTGTCTGCGTTTAATGGCATTAACGGTATCTTTAATGTCGTAACGCACATCACCAAGCAAACTCCTATTACCAAGTGCACGAGGTCCAAATTCTGCTTTTCCATTTGCTACTCCTGCTACTTTATTATTTATTAATTCTTCAACTACTTTTATTGGATTTAATTCTCTTTCTATATCGAACCCAAGAAAGCAATCATCATATTTGATTCTTTGTTTTGTATGTGCTAGAATTGCTCCTAGCGAACTCCCAGCATCACCTGGGCTTGGAAATATCCACATATCATCAAAGAGTGGTCTTATTTTTGAATTTGCCACGCAGTTTAATGCTACTCCACCTCCATAAACTAATTTACTTCCATACTTTCTAGCCTTACGCATGATATCTAATATCTCGCTTTCTATAAACAACTGTGCTGAAGCGGCTATATCTTCAGGTGTACTCCAAAACCATTTCTTTAATGGTATTCCTTTATGCAGATTTGTGTGCATTATGTCTCCCATATCTACACAGGGCGTTCCATACGCTGCCATACCCATTGTTATGTATTCATCTTCGTTTGGTTTTAATCCGATGCGTTTCGTGATAGCACTATAGAAT